TCATACATTAAAAGTAATATCCTTTCTTAAATTATCATATATCAATATTATTTCCTCTTTTGTGAAAAGCCTATTATTATCTGTGTCTATAGCCTTATCAAGTTTTTTAACAAGTCTAACTTTTCGATTAGCATATTCTTCCTTATTTCCAAATCCGTGTAACGAGAAATGAAACTTCTCTGAAAGTATAATATCACATAGTTGGATTGCTTGATGTATTTTCAATCCCTTTTCCAAATTTATAGCTAACCTTTGTTGGGCAAGCCCTGTATTGTGACCATATATAACAGCTTGCTTTGCATGAAATGTTGATAAATCAAAATAAGAAGAATCATTATTTCTTGCCTTGAAATATGCTTCCATTAGGTTAATATGAACTCCATAATCTTTTGGGTCTTTTTGTATTAGCTTCTTTCCTAAAGATATAGCTTCTTCATATTTTTTCTCAAAAATAAGTTCTCCCATACTTATACTTTCTGGGATTTCAGACGAATAAACAATGTTTTCATCGTCTATTTTCAATACTTTGTTTATAGGAATAGTCATAATTATTACATTCTCTCTTTTTTGACACTTCCCTCTACAGCATAGAATGCACGGATAATTTTAAGAGGATATTCTCGAGGGTCGTACTTGGGATTTTCACTCTCTAAACTCACATGTAAATCATCAGAACCTCTGCGAACGTATTTAATGTTTACATCTCCATTATCAAAAACTACCACGTAAGGATGCCCAAACACCAAGTATAAAAAATCTACAGGTTTAATTCCTATAACATCACCTGCTTTGTATTTTGGGTACATACTATCTCCATATACATTTATAAAGGTAACATCTTTGCTGAAGTTAGGGATATATACAGGGAGACGTTGCATTTCGCTGTTGAAAGCGGAAATATCAAACCCTGCTTTTGCATATACTTCAGGGTAATAATATCCTGTTGGAGTTCCTTTAGGTTTTCCTATTGATTCGTTTTGAAAGTATTCCCTTACTTCGTCTATATATTTAGATAAAATATTTCTCTGTTTTTTAGATAGTTCAGATATACCATTTTGCGCTTCTTTGAGAACTTTTACAGGTATTTTTGTCTTTTCGTATATATCCGTTAAGGTAATATCATAGCCTTTACGCTCGTCTCTTAGGAATAGTACTAAATCGTCTTCCTCTTCCTCCTCTGGTACGAATTCTTCTGTTTGTGGAATGAGCATAGAGCCGTTACCTGTTAGTAGCCAATCTTTGTTGATTTCAGGGAATTTTTTATCTATAACATCTATAATATCCGTTTTTAAAGGGTCAGGATATTTATTATTTCTATTATCAATATTAAAGAAACGATTTACTTGCTGTTGTGATTTTTCTATTTTTTCAGAAAACTTACTAACATTACCTTCATAGTATTTTTCTATAATGGAAAGAATACGTTTGTTAATATCGGGAATATTTTTACTTACATTGTTTGTATTTGAATTATTTTTCATACCTTTGTGCTTTAAAAATTTTGTTGTTATGTATATTTACCCTGAGTTTTTTGTTGGTACGATTTTAGGTTTTACTATCTTGCTTTTTGCACATTTGTTTGCAATGTATCTATTGGAAAGAACTAATCCTGATAAAGAATTTGACCTTGAATTCCGTTTCCCTTTAAGGTTTCCTTTTAAAATTGTTTCTAAGGAAAAAGAAGCACCTAAATCAGAAAAAACATTGATTTATCCAACTACATCAGACCCTGATACAAGAATAACAATTCAGGACAAAACTTATTTTAATAACACTCAACAGCCTATAGATAAACATATTGAAACAAAAAAGAGAATAGATAATGAAATAATTGTTTCTTATATTAGACTTAATAATGGAGAAGTAGATACACTAATTTCCACTATCTAATTTGTTTAATAGTAAGTTTTGCAAATTCACAAACAAATTTGTTATTTCATCTTCTTTTCCATACTCATTAATCCAATTAGATATATAACGAACATATATTTTAATATTATCATTGTCTATATATACCTGATGGTGTAATAAAGTATATAGTGTATTTATCAATACTTCCTTTAATAACTTATAATCTTCTGCCTTTAATAAAAATTGAATGGTTTTCAGCCTGTAGAGAAAGAAAATATCGTCAAAATTTTGTTTTCTTGCCCTGCTATTAGCAACTTCATTAGCCAATCCGTATAGTTGTAAAAAGATAAACTTTTGAAATCCTTTAAAATTAGCATCGTCATAGGCTGTTTTTTCAGCAATCTCTTTCTTATAGGAATCTAATAGATCATTACTACTTTTTCTTAAATCATCTATTTGTTGTTGTATATAGATTTTGTGCTTATTTACAATATTTTTTAACTCTTTATCCCGTTCCTTATTATCAATAATAGCCCAAATCTGAAAGCCTACTAAATAAGGTAACAATTACTCCCATAGTTGTAGCCATAGCCCCAAAACTATCCCACGTGAAAGGGCTAAATCTTAGCCAAAAAGAAAGCCAAGTACCTACACTTATTACTACAGTCACCAACCCTAACCAGTTCTTTTTTAAGAATTTCATTACTTCATTTATTTAAAAATCAACAACTTAAAAACTTTAACAATATTATTAACAAACAAAGTTTGTGCTTTATTTTGTTATTACAAACATTGTTTGTATCTTTGCGCCATCAAAAATAACCAACTATATAACGGGTCAAAAGTAATAAAAAAAATGAAACTTACCAAAGAAGCAAAGAAAAAATTTAGAGGTGATATTATTAGAAACAAATTAGCAAAGGCTGTAAATAGAAGTCGTTCTACTATTGACAGATGGATAAAAAAAGATACTCACTTCTTAGTAGATGCAAGATATTACCCTACTGTAAAAAGAGTAATAGGTATAACAAAAAAAAATCTTTTTGAAAAAGAAGAAAATAATTTAAAAAGTGAATTATGAAAACAAGAGTTGAACGAATAATTGAAGATATTAAAAGTCTTTTTGTAACAGAATATAATGAACTACTTGAAGAATTAAACCTTGTACCTAATAACGTAGACCAAATGGCGCACGCTATGAAATATTTTCAACAAATGATAAATGAAGAAAGGGGCGTTACTTTAAGAGAAGTAGCAAGTCAATTAAATATTAGTTATTGTACGGCTTTATCATATGTGAAACAAGGTTTCATAAAACCGATAAAAGGCACAAAACGTTATCATATGAAAGAGATTAAAGGCTTTGATAAAGAAGAGATGATGCGAACAAGACGAAACAGAAATACATATACAGAGCCAGCAGGCACAAGAGTAATAAATAAAAAAACCACCTCCGAAGAAGTGGCTTCTTAAACATTCAAATTTTTGTAATAATCATGAGTGCAAATCTACAACTATTTTCTGAAACTGACAAACAAAATCAGAAAAATTTTAAAATTGAAAATTCTCATTGGAAAATGAATGGGAAAACTTACCAAGAACTTGAAGAAAGTGAAAAAAGAGCATATATAGAAGCCCTTGAAGTAGAACGATATAATCAATGCGTACAAACAGGTATTATAGCAAAAGATTATTTGCATTTACTATGTATAAGAATGGCTAATAATGCTTTCTCTCCAAAGCCTAAAACAGGCAAATTTTACCCCGATATAGATAAAATACTAAAATATATTTATACGTATTGCAATTATGAATGTGAATGTGATACTAACTTTTTAATTGATGATGAAGCCTATGAAGGGTGTTTTTTATCAGCAAATATATATGTTAATTCTTTTGGAAAAATCGAAGTAACAGATATAAAAATCTTTAATGAAGATGATAAAGAGGGTTTTTTATTACCTCGACAAAGGCAAGCTATAGAAGAAGCATTACTATATAATCTATGGACTGCAGATAATAGAGATGATAGTTTAAATGGTTGGCAACAAGGTGAATAAATTAAGTAATAAATTTCAATAGTTAGAAAATCCTTTCAAATGAGGAGGTGCGTTCTTATAACCGAATAATCATTATTTAAAATTTGAAACTGAATAGAACGAAAGGATTTTTTTAAACAATCTTTGTATGAAATAGAAATTTAAGATAATGAATAATAACTAATTTTTTACATAGATGACTTATTTAGAGGTATCCCAAAAAAAGGTAAAAATTAATACTTGGACAGATAAATTAAAAGTTTTACAAAACAAAAAAGTACCAAAAAGAGTTTATAATACTTTAGATAAACTTATAAATAATTGGGAAAAAAAAGTATTAGAATTAGATGAGGCGTATAGTCATTTAAAAACTAAGAAAAATCAAGAAGAAGTTGAAAATAATGAGCAAGAAAAAAGAAAAATAATATTAAATCAAAAATAAATTATGGAACAAAATTTAATCACCATCGAACAACTTCCTATTATTGTTTATGAAAAGATTGAAAATGTAGGGCAAGAAATTGAAAAACGTATTACATCACTTGAATTAGACAAACAACTTGTAACAGAGGACACAAAGAAAGCTGTTATGGACACCAGAGCTATGCTCAATAAAGAGTTGAAAGACTTTGAAGAACAGAGAAAACACATCAAAGAGCAGGTCTCTGCCCCTTATGTGGCTTTTGAAAAAGCATATAACTCCTTTATAAAAGAAAAGTATGAAAAAGCTGATTATACCTTGAAAGTCAAAATTGACGAGTTCAACAATCGATTAAACGCAGACAAAGAAGCACGTATTAGAACGTATTTTACAGAGTTATGCCAAGCGAATAATATTGACTTTCTCACTTTTGAAAGGCTTGGATTAAAGATAGGTCTGAGCAATTCAGAAAAGAGCTTGAAGAATATTGTAAACACCAATATTGACAACGTGGTTAAGAGCCTTGCAATGATTGAAAGCCTAACAGACCCTGACGAATATAAGGCGGAAATCCTCACGGAATACAAGCAAAGTCTTGATATAACCACTGCTATACGAAATGCTCAATATCGCAAGCAACAGCGAGAAGCTGAATTAGCACGTATCGAGGCACAAAAGGCACAAGCAGAGCAAGCACGATTAGAAGCTGAAACAAAGGCAAAAGAAGTAGCACCGCTACAAGCACCTGAAGTAGTGAAGCCTCAAGAACAAATCGTGAAAAATGAAGCAGTACCAGCTCCTCAAGAAGTAACACCTAAATTGATACAAACTACTTTTAGTGTACAAGGTACATTAGAACAACTAAAAGCATTGAAAGCATATATATTGAGTAATAACATAAAAATAATAGAGTAATGAGTACAGCAGTAACTAACACAGAAAAGAAACTAACATTAGGAAACTTCCTTAATCAAGCCAATACAGCCGATTTTCTAACAAAGACATTAGGGTCAAGAAAATCAGAATTTGTATCAAACCTCTTAGCCCTTTCAGATAGTAATAAAGAGCTGTTACAATGCGATAATTCAGAACTAATGAAATGCGCATTGAATGCCACAGCCCTTAACCTGCCACTTAACAAGAATTTAGGGTATGCGTATGTTATCGCGTACAAAGATTGGAAGACCCAAGAAGTACACCCACAATTTCAAATGGGATATAAAGGGTTTATTCAGTTGGCTATCCGAAGCGGTCAATACAGAACCATTAACACCTGCGAGGTGCGAGAAGGTGAGATTAAGCGCAACAAGTTCACAGGACATACTGAGTTTTTGGGAGAAAACCCTGAAGGCAAAGTCATAGGCTATTTGGCTTATATCGAGCTACAAAATGGGTTTCAACAGTCCTTATATATGAGCCTTGAGCAGGTGCAGACACACGTAAGTAAGTATTCACAAAGTGGAATGGATAAAAAGACGGGAGAGCTTAGGGGTGTATGGAGAAATGAGTTTGATGCTATGGCAAAGAAAACAGTACTTAAGCTCCTACTTAATCGCTACGGGGTGTTATCAGTAGAAATGCAGAACGCAATAGAGAAAGACCAAGCAGATAATGAAGGGCGTTATATAGACAATCCACAAGGAATTAGGTATGTAGAAGATGCTGAAATCATTGAGCAAAGCGAGCCTACAGATGCGGTAATTGAGCAACCTATTACTGCCTCTTCAGAAAGCCCAAAACAAATGGATTTTAAAAATTTGTAGCAATGAAAACACATTATTTTACTTTGGGACAAATACACATTTATCGTTTTAATGGGCAAACCTTAGACCGTGATTGTGTGATTAAGATAACAGCGGAAAATCCAAGAAATGTAATGGTTAAGTATTTTGGATTAGATTGGGCTTTTGAACATAACAAATGCCCTCAAATGAAATACTTCCCACGAGGTATTTACAACCTAACAGAAAATAAATGGGAGTAGCAAAAGTCATTAGTTCAGGTAGCGAGGGTAACGCTGTGATATACAACAAGTCAATAATGGTAGATTGTGGCGTTACTCTCAAAGCCTTAAGCGAGGTAAAACGTTCTTTGAAAATTGTACTCCTAACTCACAAACACGGCGACCATTTAAAATTGAGAACCTTACAACGATTACAAGCTGAAAGACCAACATTGCGAGTGGCTTGCGGTAATTTTCTCTTAGAGGAGTTGCCTTGTATCAAGAATATAGATGTATTGCAAGTAGGTAAAATATACGATTATGGAGCGTTCAAGATATCGCCCGTAAAGCTGTACCACGATGTGCCAAATTTCGGTTGGAGGATATTCCTCCCTAACGGACAAAAGATATTCCACGCTACCGATACAGCACACTTGGAGGGTATCACAGCAAAAGGTTACGACCTCTATGCTATCGAGCATAACTATTGCGAGGAGTATATACAGCAAGCGATTGAAGAAGCACGAGCCAACGGCGAATATACGCACGCTTACGGCAATATCAATACACACCTTAGCATACAGCAAGCGAGGGCGTTTATTGAGACAAATAGAAAGGAAAGCAGTGAAGTATTGGAACTGCATAAAAGTAGAAGTTTTTATAAGTAAAATTTAAATAAAATGAGTAAGAAAATTAAAAACGGAGAACAGCCTATAATAGCTATACCTTTATTCATTAGTAATGACAATGATAATAAAGATGTAGATAAAATTGCTATAGCAAACGAATATCTTATGGAAAGATACCCTTCACATATTGCTCATTGTTTAGGAATAACCAAGCGTGAAAAAATAGCGATAGAAGCGGCAAAAGCTATGTTAAGTAAGGGTAATGAAAGTATATACATAGTTGCAGGTAAAGCAGTATTATTTGCTGATGCTTTATTAGAAAAACTTGAAAAACAACAAGCAAAATAATGGAAATACAAGGACAAATTAAAAAGATTTTCCCGTCTGAATATGTAGGAGCAAATGGATTCGAGAAAAGGGACTTGGTGATAGTAACAGAGGAGCAATACCCGCAAACAATTATTATTCAGTTCACACAAGGCAGATGCGCACTATTAGATAATGTGCGAGTAGGGGAAAGAGTAAAGGCTTATATCAATATTAAAGGGCGAGAATGGACAAACCCATACGGAGAGACCAAGTACTTTAACACCATTGAATGTTGGAAAATTGAGGTTGTACAGACTACTAATGTAGCTAATCAGCAACCTATGCAACAGGCAACACAACAAGCTCCTGCACCACAATCGCAGACATTTGATAATAACGGAAGAAAGCCTAACACTGGGATAATTAACAATCAGGAAGAAGATGATTTGCCTTTTTAGTAACTTAAAATAAAGAAGAATGAAAACAGTATTTGGAGTAGGAATGAAGGTTTATGACCAAATGTTTTTTCCTGATAAGGAAGGAAAAGTTGAAGAAATATACATTAGTGAAGGACAAGAATATCCTATAGTGTTATTTGAAGGTAAAAAAGAAAGAGTTTGTTATAATTTTGAAGGTTGTTTATCAGATTGTATTACAAAAACCCTTTCAACAAAACCTTATAAAGTAGAATTTCAAGGCTTTGAACAAAAAGCACCTATACCAACTTTTGAACATGCATTAGATTGGGTTATTTCTACAATAAAAGATAACTATTTTATAGAATTAGACAAACAATTAAAAGCTCTTAATAAGTTAATTATTCTTAGAGATTATTACAATGAGGGTTGGCAACCTGATTGGAAAAGTGACAATAAAAAATATATTATTGAACGTTATGAAGATGAGTTGAGAGTTATTGGTATTTTTGGAACAGGTGCAATTTTACACTTTAGAAAACTTAACATTGCAGAAAGATTCCTTGAAGAACAAAAAGAACTATTAGAAATTGCAAAACCTTTATTATGATGAGAAAAATAGAATTAAATAGCTACAAGAGTCTAAAAGAGGAATTAGAGCAAACCCAAAGATATATCTATGATGAAATAAGATACAGGGAAAGGGACGGGGAAGATACCAGAGAGCTAAGAGAACAACTCGAAGAACTCGAAGACGAGATGGATTATTACACGGATTTGATAAGTGAATTAGAAGATTAAAATTAAAAAATAATGAAAAAGTATGTAATTAAATTTAACCACGTGGAAGAAAGTGAGTACACAGCAGTTGTAGAAGCTAACAGCTACGAAGAAGCAATGGATATTTTTGAAGAAAGTCCATTTGATTACCTTGAAAAAGAAGAACCTGACGGTGTAGAAGGAATAGATTATTACGTTAGTAAAGTTACGGAAAACGGCGAGGTTGTATATGAAGAAATAAAGGAATTAATAGCGGAGTACCGTGAATATTAGGTAATTAGTAACCACAAAAAGCAAGTATCAATCGGGATAGTAGCAGGTTCGAGTCCTGCCTTGCTTTCAAAGATAAAAAACTATGATTTTCAACGCAAGTAATGAGTTTGATATACAACGGGCAAAGGAGCGGTTAGGTTACCTTATTGAAAAGAAAAAGACCTTTGAAATCACTGAAAAGAAGCCTAAACGCACCTACTCACAGAACAATTATATTCATCTCCTTTTTTCGTGGTTCGCATTAGAATACGGCGAAACTCCCGAGTACGTGAAGCAAGAGATGTTTAAAAAGTTAGTTAATCCGCAAATATTCCTAACTGAATATGTGAATTATAAAACGGGAGAGGTGAGGGAAGCGTGGAGAAGCACAGCGGATTTAAACACAAAGGAAATGACAACCGCTATTGATAATTTCAGAGACTATGCCAGTAAGGAAGCGGGCATATACCTACCAACCCCTGATGATTTAAATTCTCTCAATGAAATAGAAAGACAAGTGAATAATTTACAAGGGAGGTATTATTAAGCAATTTTCACCCCTCGTTAAGCAAGGATAAAAATAAGTTGTAAAACATTGAATATCAAAGTAAAAATATTAATAAGCAAGATTTAAAGTAAAATAAGCAATGTTATAATGTACCATTGTGACCCCGATAGGCAAGCACTCACGTTCGAGCCGTGAGCGGGGGCGAAGATTAAAAAATAAAGTAATGAGAACAATAAAATTCAGAGGATTCAATAACAGCAACAGTGAATGGAATTATGGAAACTTAGTAATTGTAGATGGTGAATATCATATAACAGACCAAGAAGAATGTGAAGAAGCATCTGATTATACATCAGTAGATAAAAATTCTGTTGGACAATTTACAGGGCTATATGACAAAAACGGAAAAGAAATCTATGAGGGTGATATAATCAATTTCAATTACTTAGCTGAAGAAGGTGAAGAAAGACATTTTATATCTGGAGGAGATTATGATAGTGAAATAATTAGAAGATTTTATATTGAAGATGAATACAAAGGAGTAGTAGTATTTAATGAAGGTGCTTTTAAAATAAAATTTCAATATCAAGGACTTGAATATATTGATAAATATAAGAGATATGAAGAATATAGAAAGTATGGGGAATATAAAGGTATCTATGTAGAAAAGCTAATTCCTTTATCTTTCCAAGAACAGACTTTAGATGATTTAATGTTTATGTTTGCAGATGGTGATATGAAATTCTATAATATAGAAGGATTAGATTTTTTCAACGAAAATAACATTTATGCTTTAGTAGAAGAGTCTAAGAAACTTTATGAGAGTAAAAAAGAAGGTGATTACGATAAATATCTTGAATTAGATAATAAGATATACACCTTAATAAAGGAAGGTTTAAAAGATATACTATATAAAATAAAAGTAATTGGAAACATTCACGATAACCCAGAATTACTTAAATAACAATTAACAACCGATTTGAGAGGAGATTGAGTGCGCATAAATCTTTATCAAATCTCTAATTTCAAATCAAAATGAACGAGTATTACGAGTTTTTAAAGATGAAGCAAATGCAAAAGAACCTCAAGCGTATGATTTACGACAAATTACAACCTAAATTATTCTAAGTACTCATTTATTATTTTACCCCTTGCTTGTCAGGGGTTAGGGGTATTTTTAAATTTAATAATTATGAAAGGATTTACATTAAAACGGATTTGATTTGAAGCTGTAAAACAAGTTTAAAATATCTAAAATTAAAAGTAATGGGAAGAAACATAAAACAAGGTTTCAATTACTTTTCTTTAGATGTGGACATTTTTTCAGACATTAAAATCAGAAAATTAATCAAAAATCATTCGGGGCGAGCGTTGAGCGTCTATATATGCGTTTTGGCTTTTATCTATAAAAATGGGTACTATGTTGTTAACGATGAAGATTTTGGCTTTATAGTCTCAGAGCAAACTGGGGATAAAGTTGAGTTTATAGAAGCGGTCTTAGACTACTGTGTGAAAGTAGGATTATTTTCAGAGGAAATGTTTAATAAGGGTGTTTACACCTCGATAGGAGTACAAAAAAGGTACTTATCGATGTGTAAAGCGTCCAAGAGAACTGTTGCCTTTTCGGAATATAACCTCATTTCTTCGGAAGAAATGGGTATAAATTCGGAAGAAATGGGTATAAATCCGGAAAAAATGACACAAAGTAAAGAAAAGAAAAGTAAAATATATAATTCTTTCTTAGAGGAAAAAAAAGCCGAATTTGACTCAGAAGAAAAAAAAGCTGAATCAAATTTTTCAAAAAAAATTCAACCTATCGAATGGTATTTTTTAGAAACTGGCGAAGTTGATTTAAAAAAAGTGGGATTACGAATTGACCCTATATGCCAAGAAGAAGAAGTATTTTTTCTTAAATGTTGGGAATATCTCAGGCTTAAAGTGCTTAAAAAAGTAACAGGAACAACTAAACTGACTTATAATCAGCGTTCTAATTATCAAAATATTCTAAAAATGCATTCAAGAGATGAAGTTAAACAAGCCTTGCAAGCATTTTTCGGGCAAGATTTGAGCGACCTCACAGGAGCAAATGCAATGCAAGGAACACCAGAACATTTTCTCAGGTATGACAATTTCACGAAGTATTTACAGGCTTTTTACAACAATGAGCAGGTTTATAGTTCTAACACAAACACAAAAAACATTCCCAAAGCAAAAAGAATAGCGGGTGATTTATAGCTAAATTCAATCAGAAATGCATTAAAATTTAATTAAAAATGAAAAATAGTATAAATATACCAATCGAAATAAATTCAGCTTTAAAACGCTTAAAATGGATTGTTCAAAAAAAAGGCTATGATGAGGATTGCGATGCTTTCAATTCCATTCTTGCTTATTTTGAGGAAATGCAAAAAAAAATCATAGAACAAACTCCATTACTTACAAAGTTTTTTATTTGGATTTTTCTACAAAAATCACTTTTTCAGAACAAAAATGGAAACCCCATAAATGCAAGACAAATTATTAATGAAATTAACGAAATTTCACAAACAACTTATGATGATTTGTTAAAAGAAATGCAGGAGCGAGTTCCTTTAATTCGTTTTGAAATGTTGTACAAAGATTACGAACAAGAAGAAAGAGCTTTACAAAAAATAATGTATCAAAATCGAATACCTGCACAAGAAAGTGAAACGCTTGAAAATGAATTTAATAAAGATGATTTATTTAATGTTTTGGAAGCTCGAAAAAGAAAAATAAAAACTATTGAAAAAGATTTAGCAAGAGTATTAAATACCCCATATACAAAAGAAGAAGCGGAGCATTTTATAAGGAATGAAGTAACGCATTTAATTTTAACAAATACCACTTTATAAGTTAAAAAATTATGATAGAACCAATTGATAAAAAAGCGCCACAATCCTCTTTTGATAGACTTTGGTTTGATGAAAAACTTGAAAACTGTAGGGTATTTTTAGATAAAGAAATTACACCTCCAAAGCCTATAATTAGCATAGGAAAACACTTGTATAAAGGAGAGTATAAAGATACTATCGTAATGACAAAAGGGAGTATAAGTGTGATTTCAGCACCCTCAAAATCTAAAAAATCTTTTTTTAAAAGTCAGTTATGCGCTTCATATATTGGAGGACAATCTACAAATTTTTTTCCAAGCATTAAAAGTCATAGAAAAACAGAAGAGCTAATTATTGATATTGATACTGAACAATCTGCTTATTATGCTCAACGAACTTTTAAACGAGTAGAGTATATTGTAGGAGGTCCTTATTCTAAATATTTTGCTTTTCAAGTGGTGGAATTATCCGTTGAAGAACGTATTATTTTTATTGAAAAAATTTTAGAAAAATACAGAGAGGAATTAGCTTTAGTGTTTATCGATGGTATTGCAGATTTAGTCAATGATGTAAATAATTTAGAACAAAGTACACAAATAGCTAATATATTACTCAAATGGGCAAATCAGTATAACATTCACATATGTACAATTATTCACAATGTATATGGAGCAAGAAAGCCTACAGGGCATTTAGGAAGTGCCATAGTAAAGAAAGCGGAAAGTGTTTTTTCTCTTATCCCAGACGAGAATAATTCAAATATTATTGAAGTAGAGCATTTATATGCTCGTGGTCGTCCATTTGATAATTTTAAATTTGTATTAAATGAAAATGATGCTATGATTTATGAACTTGATTTTAAAGATGAAATTGCATCAACAACGAATTTCACAAATAATCCCCCTATTTCAACGGAAGTAAAACCTCCTGAAAAACCATTACCAAAAGTCAGTATTAAAGATGCTTTTGAAGAAAATACATTACCTTTTTAAAAAAATAAAATGAATACTAAATTTACTACCGAATTACGAGCAAGAGGGCTACAAATCACAGACAAGGAAGCCCTAAAATTACAACAATTAGCAGTTTGTCAGTATAGAGAAAATCTATGCAAACCAGTGCTTAAAAAAGAGAATATCAATCATTATTTATTTCTTGTATTTGCACAAACTCGTTCCCTCGATGAGCTTTTGCATATGATTGATGAGGGTGAAATAAAATATAAACTCAAAAAAAATTTAAAACTACTCAAAAAAAGTGCTTCCGATGTAGTAGCCGAGTTTGAAAAATATATAAAAGATAATGAAGAATATATCAATGCCTTTCATTCCTATTCTGATGATTTTAGTGAATTGGTATATTTATACTTAGATAATATAAATAATAAAAATGAAAAAGCAATCTAATTCCCCATTAAGAGCCTTTGAGGTAGCCGTAGATAGGCTACTTATGGAATTCTGTGAAAAGCACGATTTAAGCTATGAATTTTCCGTAGGTAATGATAGTGTAGATATATTCCTAATCTCTGACTACTTCTTCAGCCTCTCAGATATATACTTTGACCTCAAGAGTAACCAACCTAAGAGTAAAATTATAGAGTGGTACGATTACATTCTTGATAATGAAGTGAAGATTAACTACTATTCCTATTGTATGGGATTGAGAAAGGAACTCCTAACAAAAAAGCAAAACGATTAAAATTTACAGAACAATGAAAAAAACAATTCAAGAGCTTGTACCACTTATCCAAGAGTGGGCAAAAGAAAGAGGAATTTTTGATAAAAGCACAGCTTTTGACCAACTCCTTAAGACACACGAGGAAGTAGGCGAGCTTATCAAAGCGTGTTATGACAATAACAAGCCTGCTACCTACGATGCGATAGGTGATACTATGATTTGCCTTATTAACTATTGCTATTTTAGGAAAGAAAATTTTAACACTATCTTTCTAAATGCATTATCACTAAAAAATAATACAAATGATGATTGTGTAATATTATCATTTTCAGCAAATAAGTTACTTATTGAGTTACTCCATAGTGAATACAAAATGTCAAAGTATAATTATACAGGGAATTGTTATACGCAGATACTCTACATTGTTAAGTGTCTCAACTTTATTACTCATTTAGAGAATACAACCCTTGAGGAGTGTCTGAATATCGCATACAACGAAATCAAAAACAGAAAAGGTAAAATGATTAATGGAGAATTTGTGAAAGATGAGAAATGAAAATAACAAAAAAGATTTTAAACTAAGGAAATTTTCGATAGAATTTGAACATGGCTATTCTTGGGAAAAAGACTCTGAAAAACAAAAAGACAGATACGAGGGATGTGTAACATTCACAAATGACCTCAGAGAAGAATTTATCTTAAAAATAGTGAAAATCATAGCTAATAAACTCGCTGAAAATACAGAAAGCCTTGTAAAAAATATTACTAATTGCATAAATAATGTAAAACTATAAAATAATGAAAAATAAAAATTACCCAAATTGGCTTGTCCCCTTGGAAATAGCCAAAGAACTCAAAAAAATAGGTTTTGATGAACCTTGCCATTTCCAATTTCTATATTATCACGGCTGGGAAATGTTAAAGAAAAGAGGCGATGAATACGGATTTATCACCTCCAATAGTTGTAGAGCATATGTGGTAGAAAACCACAATGGAATAGGAAAACTTTCAGTACCCACTTGGGAACAAGTTTTTGAATGGTTTAGAAAGAAAGGTTATGACGTAAATATAGAATATGTTTTTCATATAGACCTTGAATGTCCTGTAGGGTATTTATATGAAATCATATATGATTGTAAATGGTTAAAACATGAATATTATTTTAACACATACGAAGATGCTCGTGAAAAATTAATAAATAAACTAATTGAAACTTATAAAACTAATGAAATTTTATGAAAACAGTATTTAAAGAAGGAATGAAGGTTTATGATTCAGTCTTTTTTCCTGAATCAGAAGGTGAAGTAGTTAAGATAGAAAAACATATTGATTGTGAAAGAGTTTTTGTTCAATTTGATTGTTTAGATTATGAACTTTCGTATACAGAACAAGGACGTCTAACTTCTACCCACAATGAATCTACACCTACACTTTCAACTTCTCCATATACTTTTGATGGCTTTGAACAAAAAGCACCTGCAAAAACTTATGAGGAAGCTGTAGAATGGTTAAAAAATAATTCTAAAGATAGAGTAATTTATGCGGATAAGGCTTATATTAATGAAGAATATGAAAGAGCTTTTGAAGCCCTTAGAAAACTAACTATTTTAAGAGATTTCTATAATGAAGGTTGGAAGCCTGACTGGGAAGATGAGAAGAATAAGTTTTGTATAGAAGTGGAGAATGGAAAACCTCGTTTGGAAATATGGAGAGATCGTAGTAGAGTGCTTGCTTTTAAATCACATGAAATAGCCTACAATTTCCTTGAAGATCAAAGAGAACTATTAGAAATTGCAAAACCTTTATTATGATGAAAAAAATAGAAAGAACAGAATTAGATAGCTATGAAGTCTATATATTAGGCTTAACTATTTTAGGAATAAATACAGAAGATGAAGAAGAAATTGATGAAGATTATTTCTATGATGCTTTTGTAAATGCAGGTATTGAAATTGATTTTGATAGCTTTAAAGAAATCGTTTGTAGGTTATTTCCTTTGATTGATGTAGCTAAATCACCCTTAACAAAGAAAATGTATAAAGGATTTTCTAAGGACAAAGAAGGATTTAAAGAATGGTTAATTAAAGAGGAAATAAATTTTCAAAAGAGTATTTAGCTATGATAAATTTAGCAAAAATCAAATTTGACCTAAATTAAAAATAACTCAAATTTAAACAACAAAAAAGCCTTCATATTGTGGAGGCTTTTTTATAAATATAACACTCTCATTTCCATAATTTTATTAACAATATAAAATGTTAAAAATGACCCATTATTTAACAGGTTAAAAAATGCTTGAAAAGTTAATTTTTACATTTATTTATCTTATTATCAATTAATTATATTGAAAAAATAAAGTATAAATTAATATATTTTTGTATCTTTGCGCTTTAAAATAAATTAACATTTTAATATTGTATTTTTAGATTATGAAGACAAATCAGAATATGATTCGCAAAATGGGAAACTTTGATGTTACCCAACGCACCAAAGACGGATTTTTTAAAAATGGCTACATAACAAGAACAATCAAGGGGGTTAAAGTGATACAAAATATTGACGACCTCTCTTTTAATGCGAGTCATTTACATAAACAATTGATTAAATTAGGTTTGACTAAGAAAACCATTCAGGATTATATAGAAGGCCAAAGAAATATAAATGTGATAGATTTATCATTGGAAGATGATTTTTCTCAACTATTAAAAGAAACCTACTACTATATTAGAGATAATGATATATGGATGTTAGGGGTTGATTTGAGTTCTTTTTTATCTTTCTTTGGTTTAGAGTGTGCTTTTGGAATTGAGATATACAAAAACTTTAATGATTATAATAAAATCATATATAAACTTCCTTATTCATACAAGGAATATGAAGAAAAAAACGATAATACTTTTAAAACCTATCTTTTAAAATCTAAAGGGAATACTTACAAAATAGGGAAAAGTAAAGACATTGGCACAAGACTAAAAAGTTTAAAGACTGCAAATCCATTTATAGAATTATTAATTTCTATAGATAAAGATATTGAAGAAGAATTACATGCTAAATATTCAAAGAATAATATAGCAGGAGAATGGTTTAAATTTAATAAAGAAGAAATACAAGAAGTAATAAGACATTTTAAAGAATACACCCCTAAAGCCTTAATAAACTAACAACCTAATGACAACAGATGTAATAACCCCTAAGATAAAGAACAAGAACAGCAGACAGCTAAAAAGGAGTCTTCATATAATGAAAGTATTTCTCCTTATTAAGTTTGCTCACTTATATAGTCAGCGATGCCTACACCAATCCTTGATGAAGTCAAAGAATGACTATCGCACAGCAGAGAATATATCCAATATGATAAATGATATATTTGGAAAGCAGACATCCCCTCAAGATTTTATCAGTGACAAAAACGAGCAAGCAGATAAATGTATTAACCTTACTGAGGAAATGAAATCATACGAAGGGGCACTAAACACACTAAACATTAACCCTCAAGATGTATATGCTTTTTGTGCCGATGTAGAGTATAACAACTCAGTTCCATTATTCATACGTTATGGACAAATTGCTATGTATGTAATAGAATATGTTATGAATTATGATTTAGGAATGATAACCAAAGATGAAGCCGTAAAAAATATACAGTACCTTAAGGATTTTGAATTTGCTCCTAAAAACCTATCTTTGGTAACTCGTAAGATAGGTATTCAAGTAGAAGAAGCCTTTGGATTAGTCTGTTTAAGAAGAGTTATAAGACGTTGTAAAAAAGAGTTCAAAGACAAAAAAATAAATGGACAATAAAAAGTAATGTACCCCTATGAAACACCAAGAAAGCTCCTTACAAACCTCCTGCGTTAAATGGTTTAGGTATCAATACCCGCACCTTGTAATATATGCCGTTCCTAATGGTGGCAGTCGTAATGTACGTGAAGCGCAACGGCTAAAATCTGAGGGAGTACTTGCAGGAGTGGCTGACTTAACTATATTACTTCCACAAGGTAAAAGCCTTTACATTGAAATGAAAGTAAAAGGTAATAGACAAACCCCTAATCAAAAGGAATTCCAACAAAAAGCTGAAGCATTAGAACATAAATATTACGTATGCTATAGCTTTGAGGACTTTGAAAAAGTGATAAAACAGGAACTAATCACATAAAACAACACTAATAATTAAAAAACAACAACTATGCTAAAAAAAATAAAAAAAGCCATTGAGGATTGTTCACTTGAACCCTTGAATAGTAATACTGCTTATATGAAATTATTCTGCGGATTGGCTTATAAACACTCTATTGTATCGAATAAGGAAGTAGCTACTTTTTTAGGTATATCCCCCTCAAGTGTGAGTTACTACCGCAAGGAGCATAACAATATGCTTGCCGTTACAGAATACCTACACCTATATGAAAAGGTGGAAGGTAAAATATTATAATTTGTTTTCTTTTCTTAATTTTGTTTTAATATTATTTATGAAGCACCACTATTTATTATATAGTGGTGCTTTTTTTATAATTCAAAACTTTCATCCTCATAGTATTTTAGAATACGATAAGCAGAAGGTGTATTATTTACCTCCTCTACTCTGACATCCACAATAAAAGCAAACTTTAATGGGTTTTGTGCTGGATTAGATAGTATTTTCTCCCTATCATCATCATTTTCAAAAATAAGTCCTAAAGGTTTATCGTTAAGGTTTTCAATAATTCCCTTGTTTCCTTTTTTCTTATCTACAGCCTGATAGAGTGTGAGTATCTGTTTGTGTTCAACTCCTTTAAGTTCTTTTTGTCTGAGATTTTCCTTTTCTCGTTTTAGTCCATTTTGTATAGCGTTTGCTTCCATTGAAGGAATGCTTATATTTATATCACAATTACTATTTCCTGCTACATAAACATTGAGTACAGACCCTTTATCTAAGGCAACAGGATTAATCATATTAGAAAAATCATCACAATCACTGGTGGAAAGTTCGGGTTTATCTACTACATCACCACTTCCTATGAAGTAATTGAATACATTTTGCAAATGCCCTGCAAATTCAGCTACTACATTGATATTTTCTACAAAAGGAATAATCCCTGACAATAAGGAAATGTCAAACAATTCTACGATAATAGAACCCTTCCTGACTTCCTTTACATAGAGTTTTGCATCTGAATTTTGCCCTTTTTCTCTATTGAATTTGTCAAATTGAGAAGTAACTGATAGCATAGAACGAGTTAAGGACAATAACTCCACTGGCTGTTTATTGTCAATCTTAAAAACTAATGTCGTTAATTCTTGTTCCATTTTTGTCTATATTTAGAGACTACAAAGATAGTGAAAAAAACGATTTTTTATCCCTCTTTCTTTTCCTGCTCGTACTGCTCCTTTTGTTGCAAGGCGTCTGCTTCTTTACGTACAAGGTACTCTATTAGGTTAGCCTGCGACATTCCCTTCTTCTCTGAAAGGATTTTTACTAATGAAATAAATTCTTCTGATACTCTAATATTTAAAGATTTTCCTTTTATTCTTTCTCGTGCCATACTCCTATTATTTTTTCTGCAAAGATACTTATATATTTTAATGTAAATATATATGTATATACATTTAACTCTACATATAGAAATATTTATGATTTTATTAACTATAAGTATAGCTAAAAGTCTATACCTTTGCGCTGTCAAAATAAAACAAGTATAACAATTAAAATTTAAATCATTATGAAAGCATTAGAATTAAAAGACCTTAAAGTAGGTAAGATTTATAAAAGAGTAGAAAATAAAGGTAGTAAAAGAAGCGTGTATGTACAAATTCTTACAAATAATGATAGTAAAACAACTTGTAATTTAATACATATTCTACCTAACAGCAATAACGAATTGATAATAGCTGAGATAAAAAAAGATTATGATTTATCAGAAGCAATAATCTATAATGAAACATTTACACCTTCTACTGAAAAAGAGTTTAAAAAAGCAGTAGAAACAATTAAAAATAGTCTAACATTTTAAAATATACAAGTATGAAAGCAAAAGAGTGGCAAGAAGTTGCAAACAGCGCATTAAATAACGCTTTTAAGATGCATATACAAGAATTTACATCAGAACAAAAAACACAAGCATTAAAAACGATGCTTAATATTAAAACTAAACCAAATTCATTTAAAAAAGAACAAGAATTGAATGAAAAAATACAAAAAAAACTAAAATTAGATTATATAGAAGTTGACATAATAATCACTTACTATTTTCGTTACAAAGAACGTTTTATAGAGCTATTAACAGTATAATCAAAAAGACCTAAGCAAGTCTTTAAACTGCTTTTTAAATAAATTTAATAACAATTAAAAAATAAATCATTAATACCTAAATCAATCAACCTATGACACCAACTATTCAACCAATGTTAAACCTAACAGATCTTATAGCAGAGAAATACTATATCAGTACTATCTATGATGTCGATTTCAAAAATTATCAAACTACAGTATTTGATATGGACACAATTACTTGTATATTTGAGCAAACCACTAATAGTTATCGAATGGCAAAAGGTAACCACCAGAGAGCATTAGAAACCTATGTTAATAAGGCAAACCAAATAGGGGCGCAAATAGTATATCAGTACTCTTATGGCTGTTATGCTGTACGTACTACTTTGCCTCTTAAAGGGCGTGGTATTACCAAATCAGAGCAAACAGAAGGGCTATATTATGTCACTGAAAAAGCCCTTGAAAAGCTAAAAACACAATATAAATGCACCCCTAACATAGATTACTCAATATAATCAGTAATCACTTAAAGCCCTGAGCAAGGCACAAAAAGGCTCAAAAATTTAATAATAATATATATACATCTATACAATGCTAACATTAGAACAAATTCAAAATTATCAATCAGAAATACAAAAAATAGAACTTTCTGAAAGTAACTTTAAAAGAGTAATAAAAATAGCTAAAGCTATCAATTATGGTTTTACATTCACTGAACTTATAAAATATATCTTAGAGCACGAAAAAGCTATTTTAAATAATGACTTTCAAAAAGCATTATTTATTGAAGCATTATTTGAAGATATAAACTATCATAGAGAATTAGAATATCTAAGAAAATGCGATTATGAAAATGTTGCAAATGTTTATTTAAACAATTAAAAATACTTACCAAAATGAAAAATACAGATAAAAAAACAATATTTGCCCTCGCTTGGCAATTCTTCAAACAAACAGGCTACTCTTTTTCAGATTGTCTCAAAAAAGCGTGGCAAAATTTCAAACTAAAAAGTAAAATGAAAAAACAAATCGTAGAATTTTACTACAAGAAGTTAGACGGCTCAATACGTCAAGCATTTGGCACACTTGCAAACACACCACCTACCACGACCAACCGCAAACCTAACGAGAACCTTTTTACCTACTTTGACACAATCAAAAACGAATGGCGTTCATTCTATAAGTTTAATATTTTAGATATAGAATAAAAAAAGCCCTGAAGTTAAGGTTTTTAAGATTATTTTTTGTACCTTTGCAAGGTATCAGTACAAAAAAAATACAAAAAAAGAACAAATTTTAAACAAACTGATATAATAGTCTTTCACTATCTATATCGTACCTTTGCAATAGAGATTTGCAAGGGGCTGTATTATCAATAGACTATTAATCAATAAAATAAATTAAATATGGCAAAAAAAATTCAATACTCCCCTGAAATGAAAAAGGTCATTGACGAATTGGGGCTTAAAGACGAAAATATTATGTATGTAAATATTATTCGTGAACCGCTTGAACGTATTCTAAGAGGTGAAAAAACAGTTGAATTTAGAGATTTGTCAAACTTTTGGCTTAAAAAAGTAGCTGTTATTAATTCAAAAAATGAGCATGTAGATGATAAACCAATAAAGTACATTCTCTTTCAAAACGGCATGGACAAACTTCCTAATGCAAAACGTGTTCTTGTCAAATTCAAAGACTATCGAGCCAAATACGAGAAAGTGGAAAATCCAAACGACCCAATCACCAAAATTATTCTAAAAGAAGCTCAAAAAGAGGGCTTTGAAAAAGACGATACATATTTAGCATTACTATTAGGTGATGTAGTATTCAGAGAAAATATATAGACCCTTTTCATTTTACATCATAGCACTGCAAATCTTTAACGAGGTTTGCAGTGCTTTTTTTATTTAGTAACTTATTTAAATGTTTATATTATGGCAAAATCAAACACAGGCTTTGGGCGTGGTAATATCGTAGGGCGTGCTAACGCTTCATCAGCTATCAAAGCTGAAAATAATGCTATTGCTAACAGACCAAGTGGCTGGACAGCAGGTGAAGCACAAAGAGCACATAGAGCGGCAAATGCTAAACATGTAGCTGCTATTAAAGCAGCCAAAAGAGCTTAACTATGTACTACGCACTGCAGTCCATAAAAGAACTATCTACACAGACTAACGAGGTAATATTATTTCACTCCGCTACAGGAAAGGATAGTATTGTCTTGTTAGACTTGTGCTACCCTTATTTCTCTAAAATCATTTGTGTATATATGTATATGGTCAAAGACCTTGAGCATATTAACAAATACATCATATACGCAAAGCACAAATACCCAAACATCACATTTATACAAGTACCACATTACGCCCTTTCTCAATATCGTAGAGATGGCGTGCTTGGTTGTCATAAAGACCCTACCCAGCGAGTATATCAACTTTCTAATATTACCGAAATGGTCAAAAAGAATACAGGTATACAGTGGGCTATATTTGGTTTCAAACAATCTGATAGCCTTAATCGACGTCTTATGCTACGTACTTATAGAGATGAAATGTTTGCTGATAGTACCTACAACCTATATCCACTATCAAAGTACAAAAATGCTGATGTAGAAAAATACATTAAACTAAAAAAACTAATACCTCCCATAAAGTATGGCGAAGGGCAAAGTCAAGGCACTAATGTAGGTAATTTACCTTTCCTAATCTATTGTAAACGATTTCACCCTGCCGACTATCAAAAAATAATAAAAGAATTCCCTCAAGCCGAACGAATAGTATTTGAATACGAAACTTATAGAGACTATGAAAGTTAAACAAGCACAATCAATAACTATACAAAGAAGTCAAATCAACTTTGCCTCCTATAATCCTCGTCGCTTATCAGAAACTGCAAAAAAGAAACTAAAAGCCAACCTTAAACGTATAGGACTTGCAGGAGGAATTGTATGGAATGAAAATACAGGAAATCTCGTATCAGGACACCAGCGACTGTCTATCATTGATGAAATAGAAAAATATAATCCTGATACTCACGAAAATGATTACCCTGTACGTGTAGAAGTACTAAATCTTTCTGACAAGGAAGAAAAAGAACAAAATATATTTTTTAATTCAACCACTGCGCAAGGTGAGTTTGATAATGATTTATTAGCCTCATTAATTCCTGAGATAGACTATGACCTCGCAGGACTTGATGAAGCTGATATTAACGTACTTATCGCTGATGTTCCTATCTTTGATGTAGCTGATTACAATCAAGCTGTAAAAGATGATTTTCGTAACCTTGAGCAAATCACAGATGAAGAACGCCTCGCACGTAAGGAAGCTGTAAAGCAAGCCAAACAAGAAACTAAAGACAGATTAGCGCAAGAAGTAGCAGGAGACCCATATATCACCCTTTCGTTTTACGATTATGAAAGTAAACTCTATTTTATGGAAGTATTGAAAAACAAAATAGAGGAAACAAAAATAATCTATTCTGTACGCCCTGATGATAAATATATCAAAGGTGAAATCATTCAACAAATCATAGAAAAAAGTTAAAGATATAACAATATTAACAATATGAAAAAGAAAGTAGGTAGAAAGCAAGAAATAACCGATGAAATGATTAAAAAAGCACTCATCGAAACATCAGGGCAACCCGTAAAAGCTTCTGAAATGTTAGGAGCTGACTATTCCTACATTTATAGAAGAATACGCCAAAACCCTGAATTATACGAAATACAAAAAGCCTATCGCTCCCGAACGTTTCAAACAGTTGCTAATATGAGCGTGAATGCTCTTATATACGGAGTAATGCAGGAGCCTGAAACAGACGAAGACGGAAATATTATTGATGGTAAGTTTAAAAAAGTAAAAGTACCTATGGTTAATAGATTGTCTCTTATTCCTACTATTATGCAGACATTCAAAACAGACGACGGCATAAAAGAGGAAGTATCCGTACAAGGTTCTATTGACATCGCTCAATGGCTAAAGAATAACAGCAAAAACAATGATTAAAACGCAACCTGTATATGATCCTTTGTACTTGAACAAGGATAAGTTTATCATTATAATCACTGGAGGACGAGGCTCTGGTAAATCGTACAACGCCTCAACCTTCCTTGAACGCTTATCTTTTGAAGCAGGGCATAAGATATTATTTAGTCGTTATACAATGGTTTCTGCTCATAACTCTATCATTCCTGAGTTTGAGGAAAAGATACAAGCAGAGGGGACACAAGCCTATTTCAGTGTAACAAAAACAGCTATCAAAAACACCTTTTCAGGTTCTGAAATCCTATTCAAAGGGATTAAGACCTCATCAGGTAACCAAACAGCTAATCTTAAATCATTACACGGTATTACTACTTTCGTAGGTGATGAGATGGAGGAATGGGTAGACGAAGAGTCTTACAAAAAGCTCTTGTACTCTATTCGTCAAAAAGACATGCAATTGAGGGTTATCCTCATTATGAACCCTTCTAATGCTGAGCATTTCATCTATAAGAAGTATATCGAGCAAACACATAAGGTGGTAATGATTGATGGAGTGGAGGTACAAATATCCACTCATCCTGATGTGTTGCATATTCATACTACCTACTTAGATAATATCGAATACCTAAACGATATTTTCTTACAACAAATCAAGCGCCTTAAAGAGGATAGCATTGCACAAGCAACCGATGAGCACGGCAATTTCTCTCAAGCTTTGTTTAACAAAAGTGAATATGCACAAAAAATAATAGGTCGTTGGGCTGATGTATCAGAGGGGGTAATATTCACCAACTGGGAGATTGGAGTATTTGACACTTCACTCCCTTATGGATACGGACAAGATTACGGATTTTCTATTGACCCTGATACACTCATTAAGGTAGCGGTAGATAACAGAAGAAAGATTATTTACATAGATGAAAAGTACTATAATAACAAGCAATTATCCTCTGACGGACTTTATCAGCTTAATAGCACCCTAATAGACCGCTCCGACGATCTAATTGTCGCAGATAGTGCCGAACCTCGACTTATTGCTGACCTAAGAGACAAAGGTCTAAATATTGAACCTTGTGAAAAGGGAGCAGGAAGCGTATCAGCAGGTATAACAACAATGCTCAATTATAAGTTAGTCGTAACCCCTGAGAGCTTCAATGTAATGAAGGAGCTGAAAAATTATGCTTGGAACGATAAAAAAGCAGGTATACCCATAGACAACCACAACCACAGCATAGATGCTATTCGTTATATTACAATGAAGCTCTTAAGTGGTACAAATAACAACCTATACCAACTCGCATCAATGATTTAGCAGGTAGCACCTGCAGGCAATTATTTTATAATAACTTATACTATGGACAAACAGACTATGACACAAGAAGATTTCAAACAAGGAGTAACATTAATAGATATTTCGCAATACCAACGGCAATATGATGTTAAAAAGCACGAAATACTCATAAATAAGCACAGATACCCTGACCCTGAAATAATGGTACCACTTACTGATGAAGTAGGTAATCCTCTTTTAGATAGTAATGGAGATAAGCGATTTGAAAAGCGTACTCGTTCTCTCAATCGTATAGGCTTACCCTATCAAAAGCGTATCGTTGAAATAGCTACGATGTTCCAAACGGCTATACCTTACAAATATACTGCTGAAGATAGTACTTTGTTTACTGCTTTTCAGGAGGTTATCAAGGCAAATAAAATGAACTTTTCAGATAGTAAAATATGTACAGAGGTAAAGCGATACACTCAAGTAGCTGAGTTGTGGTATACAGAAGAGGAGGAAAACGAGCAATACGGTGTACCTTCTAAATTCCTATTGCGACACAAGGTACTATCACCTGAAAAATACAAACTATATCCACGATTTGACGATAATAACAACCTTATATCGTTTGCTATAGAAAGCACTACCAAAGATAACAAAAAGACCATTTTACAAGGATTTACTAATGAGGAAGTGTATACTTTCACTACTGAAAATGGAGTTACCACAACAGAAGTAAAACCAAACATCATAGGAAAAATACCTGTAGTACTATATCAACAAGACAAACCCGATTGGGATAGTGTACAACATCTTATTGAGATAGCAGAAGAACAACGCACTTATTTTTCTGAAAGTAATAAAAAATTTGGCGAACCAATTCTAATGATAGCGGGAAAGGTAGAGGGAAAAATGTCAGGAAATAACACGGGTGGCAAGGTGTTCGAGGTAACAGACGGAGGTAATGTACAATTTGTTGTACCCCCTAATGCCAATGAGAATTTCGATAAAGAAATGACAATGAATCGCCGTGATATACACGAGTTCACCCACACCCCCGACCTTTCCGATGAGTTCTACGCTGGCAAAGGCAATATGCTTTCAGGAGTAGGGCGCAAACTCGCTTGGCTACCCGCACACCTGAAGGTAAAAGACAACGAGGCTATATTTATTCCTGCTTTACAAAGGCGTATCAATATCATTTTAGCATTCCTTTCTAAGATGTATGTCGCCTTTGAAAAAGAACTAAAAGATATAGATATTACCCCAATCATCACGCCATTTGATATTGATGACGATACCGAGATGATACGTACCCTTATGGAAGCCAACGGAGGAAAACCGCTACTATCTCAACGAGAAGCTATGCAACGTTTCGGAATTACCGACCCTGAAGCCCAATTAAAACAAATCAAAGACGAGGAAAATAACAAACTCAATGAAGCAAGCATCTAATGAACTACGATAACGAACATAGAAAACACCTACTCGCTTACCTACAACAGATAGAACG